AATACAGGAGGTGATAGCGTGGAATACAGTCCATTAGGCAATGGAAAGCCAATATCCCAGAAAGTGAGCGGTAATTGTGTAGAAACTATTTTTGAAAGAACGAACGGATTGAAGTCAGAATACGATATTTACGTAAACTGGATGAATCCGAATCAGTTAGCAGAAGTTTCATTTCAGTTGCCTTTCCGCGATTGGCAGATACTTGAAAAGTCTGAGGTTTGGAAAAATCTGGATGAATTTTTGGCGGGAGTTCAAACCGAATATATTCCGAAGTGCCACCACGACCCACCAGTTGTAGAGGAAAAGGTTGTGTATAAAAGTCTTTCAGACAAGGTACGTGCATACGTTCGTGATAAATTGACTCGGCAATAGCACGTTCTTTTGAACACGAATAATGTTCGCCATCGTAAATATAAGAGATGTTCACGATGGAAATAGCAGTGGTGGAATGATTGATGATTTCGAAATGGACAATCAAATCATGGTCTTCGTTTAGCGTATATCCCAACGGAATAAATTCTACTTTCTTTCGGGATTGGAATATGCTCTTGGCAGTACCGACAGCACCGAAAACTGCGATAGCAAAAGTTACATTTTCTCTTGTGAATAATTCTTGCATGAAATTAAAAATTGCGTGCATTATACAACCTCTTTTCTTTAGCATTTGAAAAATTATAACACAAAAAAGGGTGATAGCGAAGATGAAAACAACAATTGAATACAGGGAGGTGACAACATGGAACAGGACAAACTTTTAAAAGTAGATAAAACCATTGAAAAACTGTGTGACTTTTTGCAGAAAGAAACAGAACGTGCTGAATCTATTTATGAAAGTCAGGAATTGGCAGAAATGACAAAAGCTCTGGCTGAGCTGATGTCTGCCAGATCAAAGTTTGATTAAAGGAGGTTACAACATGAATCCTAAATTTGCATTGGTGCAGATAGGAAAGAGCACAAACGTTTTCATTGATGGTAAATACATCACAAATGGCATAGAAGACTTGAACTATCACGCAAGAAATGAAAGCGGAGAGTTGTGTCCGACTGTAGACATGAGAATCAATATTCAAGAATTTTCTTTTGATGGTGGTATTGAATTTGAACAGTTTGTGGAATTAGTAAACAGCAAAAGGGAAACCCTGAGCGAAGTTGCTGAAATGGCTGATAGCAAGGACACTCAGGGAAATGATTAAAGAAGAATATCTTCTGAGATTTTGATACACCCATTGATGTTATTTGTTTTATGGATGCAGTGATTCTCGACTAATTCCTCTATTGCAGAATCATGATTAGGGAAATCCATGTAAGAGAAATAATAAAACTTATTTTCTTTTGTATCTTTATAGATATCCAAAAGGTATTTTAAGAAATTTTCTGCATTAGTACTTAATACCATAATTGAAACTCCTTTCTGGATTACTCGGCATGGCAGTGCCTGTATGAACAGTATAGGAGAATCCAGAAGAAAAGACAAGGAGAGCGATGGCAAAGATGAAAAGAAAGATAGATCAATCAACTGTGGCAATAATCATCGGAGTTACATCAATCTTGATAAATCTTATTTTTAACGGAAAAGACTTATTAAGAAATGTACGTTGGTTATTATCATATTTGGTTTAGGAGATGAAAAATGAAAGAATATGAATTTTGGATATTATGGCTTATGGCAATTGTGATGCAATTACAAATTCAAATTATCAACAAGAGACTTGAGATTATAAAACAGTCTTACAACATTACTGGAAAAAAGATTGAATGGTAGATAAAAAAGTCAGAAACATCCGGCAACGTTGTAAGACAAAAAAGGCAGTAAAAAAGCCTAAGAATATTTATTTTTCAATGTATTCAAATTATTGGAAAGGTAAATGCGAAAATGGTAGTTGATTTTTGGTCAAATCGCAAGCCGCTTAGCAAGCCACAACCCTTGAAAAATAAGGGCAAAACGGTAACTGGTCGCAAGCCAAACGACACTCAGATAACAATCAATTGACAAGCCAAAATTAAAGAAATTTTCAAAAAATCGAAAATTTTGACAAGCCAGTTGACAAGCAAATGACAAGCTAAAACCCTTGAAAAATAAGGCAAAACCGCTTGTCAAGTGAAAACGGTTAGCAAGCCACATAACAATCAATTAACAATCAATTCGCAAGCCAGTTAACAACAATAGAAGAATATAAAGAAGAATAAGAATAAAAAGAATATAGATATATGTCAGACGAAATTAGTCTGACGATAAAAGGGACATAAAAAGTGCCCCGCTGGTACTGGCATACCAGACAGGGCGGTGTACCGCTAAAGAACACTTAGCGAATACAGGTTTATTATAGCACATTATCCTGTAATTCGCAAATCTGAAGAACAGGAGGAAGCACACATGACAATGGCAACAGAGATCATCCGCAAGTTGAAAAGAAAAGTAATCTTTTGGCGTTGCTTATGGTTTGTCACATTCATCGCAATGCTGATACTTATGATCGGGTAGGAGGTAGAGAGTATGGAAGACAAGCTTAACTACTACAGGATAGCACTTGTGATAACGCTATACGCATTGGCGGTTATGATAGCCGGATGTGTATAAAAAAAGAGTGCCGATGGATAAAATCCAGTCAAGCACTCAGAAAAACATTCAAGAAAATTATAACACATGAAAGGAGATTTGAACATGGGAGAAGAGAAAAAAGAAAACGATACAAGGGCAATGATGCAGGCGTATATAGAACTTGGTAAAAAACTGAACACGGAAAAAGTGATGGAATCATACGCTTATATGCATGGGCAGTTAGAAACTTTAAGGAGATATGTAATGAGCCATGAATACATAGACAGCAAAGATATAATCGCAATGATGGGGTGGGATGAAGATGGAAAGCATTAAAGGCTATGACCATTGGAAGACCATACCGCCGGAGCCGGAACCAGTAACTTACTGTAGCTCATGCGGTGTGCCGATGTATGAGGGTGAATATCTATACACGGTAGACGATGAGAAGCTATGCGAAGATTGCTTGAATGACATGTATAGGAGGATGTTATAAATGGCACTTAAAAGCTACGAGGAATTAGTGAAAGTCGATGTAAGCCAGTATTGCGAAAAGCGAGATGGATTCACGTATTTGAACTGGGCGAAATGTATTGAACTACTGAGACAGAATGGTGCTACCGAGGTGTATTGGGAGCCAATTCCTGATCCGCAAACCGGAAGTAGCCTTAGAAAAACAGAAATCGAGTTTAAGGATAAGAATAATAATACAAATCGTTGTTATGAAACACGAATAAAAGTTGTGATTGACGATAAAGAGTATGAGATGCAGACGCCAGTAATGAACGGCGCAAATCCAGTAAAGGACAACTCCATGAGCCAACAGAGAGTATGGAACAGCATGTGCAGAGCGTTTGTGAAGTGTGTGGCTATCCATACTGGACTTGGATTTAACTTATGGCTGAAAGAAGAATACAACAAACTGGAAGCACAGATTCCTGGAACTGGAGAGAATCTTGCATCAGAAGCAAAAAAGAAGACGCTTAAAACGCAGTGTACGGCGCACGGCATTGATTTGGATGCTTGGGTATGTGGAAATGGAAAGACGGTTGACACACTTACAGAAACAGAATGTGCAATGATGCTGAATGCGATCAAGAAAAAGTATGGTGATGATTAATGGACTATACAGGGACTTTTGATAGCTTGGCGGTGGATTTTGCCACCAATAAGCAAAAAGCCAGTCTAACGCTAAACGAAGACGCGAGACAGGCATTTGAGAACCTTAGAGGTAAGCAGATTACAATAACGATTAAGGCATACAAGAAAAAAAGAAGTCGCGATGCAAACTCTTACTTTCATGTACTGGTTGGAAAGATTGCAGATGCGACCGGGAACAGCAATGTGTACATAAAGAATAAGCTAATAGCGGAATACGGACAGTACGAAACCATTAACGGTACATTAGTTCCATTCATATTGGACGATGATATAGACGCATACGATGCGAAATTTGTTCATCTGCAACCTACATCTAGGACAACCACCAATCAGAAAGGGAAAGTATTTAGGGTGAATCTGGTAATGCGAGGTTCACATACTTACGATACCGATGAAATGGCAAAACTGATTGACGGGACTGTGTACGAAGCGAAAGAACTTGGCATAGAGACTATGACACCGAACCAAATAAGCGAAATGAAAGAAAGATGGGGTGTGAAGATTGGCGAAAAGACTTAAAAGTGTATTCACTGATGATATGGAGCACTGCTACTTCACAGGAAGTCCGAACTGCCACAGACACCACATTTTCTATGGTCCGTATAGAAAAAATCGGAAGAATACGGGTTTGTAATACCGTTAGCAACACATTTACACGAATTTACGCCAGAGAGCGTACACGGGAACCCAAACAGTGGGTTGGACTTAGAGCTTAAGCGGATGGCACAGAGATATTTCGAAGAACACTACGGGACAAGAGAAGAGTTCATACAGGCGTTCGGAAAGAACAGGTTGTAACTAAATAAATATAGATTCATGTGGCAAAAATGGAACTATTAACAGGTTCTAACGCATATCATCTCACCCATTCGATATGCACAGCACAAGATATTGTATCACGGCCGGAGAAGCCACACTCCGGCAGAAAGGAGAAAAGCGGTGGGAAAGAATAGAGAGACGGCAGAGAGCTATTTTATACGAATACCGGATGGACATAGAAACGCAATACAACGTCCGTACAACATGAATGTTGATAGAATCTTTCGAAGAATGATAGAGCATGCGAATAACAATGGTGACTGTATTGTGAATATTGGAAATGGTGTATTTAGACCGATTCCGGGTGATCCGGTAGATGAAAAAGCATTCCATGAATACATTGGGAAAGAATTACATAGAGCCAGAGCAATCCAGTATAAACGGCTCTGCATGAAGCAGACGTTTGAGAGTTGGAAAAAGATGGGTAGGGATTACAATGCATTACATTTTGAAGGTGAAAGGCAAGTTGAATAACATGAATGATTATATCCGGGCACTGAATACCAACAGGTACAAGGGTGCGGATATGAAGAAAGATAATGAATCCCGTGTGATGCAAGCTATATATGAGCAATTCGGAAGATTGCGAATAACAAGAAAGGTACGGATGCACTACCGATGGTATGAGCCGGATAAGAGACGGGATTTGGATAATGTGAGCGCATTTGGACGAAAGTGTATCCAAGATGCATTAGTAGATACCAAAGTCTTACAGGACGATGGATGGAAAAATATAGTGGGATTCACGGATGAATTCTATGTTGATAAGAAAAATCCGAGAATTGAGGTGGATATTGAAGAGGTGTGAGCGAGAATTACATAAAACTTAGCAGAAAAATACTGGAATGGGACTGGTATCCAGATATAAAGACGTGTCGGTTATTCTTGCACATGTTGTTAAAAGCCAACTGGAAAGATGCAAGCTTTCGGGGAGAAGAGATAAAAAGAGGATCATTTGTTTCTTCTGCATCCGTTCTTTCAAAAGAAACCGGGTTGTCTGAAAGTGAATTAAGGACAGCACTTTCACATCTGAGAAAAACAGGCGAGGTTACATGTAAAACCACAAACCGATATACCGTATATACTGTGAATAACTATGCAAGATACCAGACTGAACAGAAGAATGAAAAAAAAGATAAGCCGACCAGACAGGAAGAAAAGCCGGAAAGAGACAATGGATCCGTTAAAGCTGTCATAAAAGCCTGGAACGATTTGGAAAGCTACGGGATAAAACCTGTAAAGAAGATAGAGAAGACTTCCAAAAGATATCAGAACTTACAAGCGAGGTTAGAAAGCAACGGATTGGAAGAAGTGCTACAGGCTGTGGATAACGTGAAGAAAAGCAAGTACTTACAAGGGAAAGTGAAAAACTGGAAGATAACATTCGACTGGTTTGTGTTACCGAACAACTTCACAAAAGTGTCTGAGGGACAGTATGAAGACAGCGGACGGGAGAAGAAAGGATTCAATAATTTCGATGGCCGGAACTATGACATGAATGATTTAGAGAGAAAGCTTATTACATAGGAGGAAGAATATGGCAAAACCGGATGGATGCACTTATCCAAACTGTTTTATCTGTCATTTGGCAGACTGTAGTTGGGCGAGTGCTAAAGCTGAATTACCTGGAGAAACAAAGAAAAAGCGGAGAATAGTAAGACGTAGCAAAAAGAACGATGTTCGGAGGTGACTTTGTGACACGACAGGAACAGGCTATTGAGAATTTTAAACGGAAGTCACATTATGCGGATCCGTTTGAATACTTAAAGCAGAAGAAACAGGAGGAAAGTAAAAATGAGCAAAAGTAATGTATTGGAATTAGCAAAGAAATTAGTAGCAGCTATCGAGAAAGAAGACCAGAAAAACAAAGTGATGCTGAAAGATATTCCGATTGGTGGGAAGTTTGCTACAGGCATCGGAAGATTCATTGTACTGGAACAGAAAGAAGATTCCACTGTAGTTATTACAGAAGGCTTATATCGCGAAAATGTGAAATTTGATGATGATTGTACGGAATACAGGAAATCATTATTAAGAGAACTGTGCGAAGGCGAAATTCTCAATGAGTTTTCTGATGAATTCGGAGAAGAAAATATTTGTACAAATGAAGCCGGATTAGTAACAGTTGATGGACAGGAAGTATTTGGAAAGCTTTTGACAAAAGTAAGACCTCTGACATTTGACGAAGCAAGGGGATACAATGATCTTCTTGTAAACAAAGACCTCCCGAATTGGTACTGGACTTGCACACCGTGGAGTACGGGAGAAAGAGGATGGGCGCGTTCAGTAGCGGTTGTTACTCCGTCCGGTAACATCCGCAACTATGACCACGACTTCCGTAACGGGGTGCGCCCATTTTGTATCTTAAAATCTAATATCTTTGTATCCAAAGTTTAGGAGGTAATGAAGTGACACGACAGGAACTGGAAAACAAAGAGCAAGAGGAATATCTTGCAGAGTGGTTAAGAAAAAAGAAAGAGAAAAAGAAGAAATTTATTTTTAGGAGGAACAAAAGTGGGAGAAGTAATAAAAGCTTATAAAGGATTCAACAAAGACATGACTTGCAGAGATTTCCGGTATGAAGAGGGAAAAGAATACGAAGAAGAAAGAGCCGAAGCGTGCAAATGTGGATTCCATGCATGCGAGCATCCGTTAGATTGCCTTAGATATTATGATCCAGCACACAGTGTATATCATGAAGTCGAACAGAGTGGATAGATATCGAAAAGATCTGATGATACGAAAGTAGCATCTACGAAGATTAAGATTGGGGCAAGAGTGAGTATTGCCGGATTGGTACAGGCTGCTATCGAATATACGAAAGAGAGAATCAAACCGGAAGCAAAAGCTAATGAGGACTACGGGGCATCCAGTGCGACAGGCTACAAAGGGGCATCCAGTGCGACAGGCTACAAAGGGGCATCCAGTGCGACAGGCAACTACGGGGCGTCCAGTGCGACAGGCTACAAAGGAAAGTCGGCAGCAGAAAACCAAAATAGCGTAGCTGTAGCTTGGGGTCCAGAAGCAATGGCAAAAGGTGTAAAAGGATCCACACTTGTTCTTGCGGAATGGAAACGGATTGATAATGATGCATGGTACTGGAAAGAGGAAACGTGGGATTTCATAGGATCGTTAATGGTTCGTGTGGATGGCGAAAAAGTAAAAGAAAACACATGGTACACATTAAAGAACGGTGAACTTGTGGAGGTGGAAGATGAATAAAAAGGAAGTATTGGAAATCAGAAAACAGTTCACACCGGAGAATTGTGCGATTACCCGTATAGCCGGATGCTACGTGGATGGGGAAAAAGAGAAACGCATGGAAAGAGAAGAAGCGTTTCTTTCACTGCCGGAAGAACAGGCATTTAAGTATTTTGATATTTTCAAGAAGACCTTATCTGGGAAAATCGGAAAGAACTTGTTGAACCTGGAATACAAGCCGAAAGAAAGTAGGAGCAGTGACCCGGAGGGCGAAGAACATGAACTGTTAATGAATCTGAGAGAAAGCAAACTGAGAGACCCGGCATTGTTGGATGAATTCTATGAAAAGATTCTTACGTCTTATGACTGTGCTGAGAATTACTACATCGTGCTTATCCATGCAGTATATGACGTACCTGGAAAGACATCGGACGGAGAAGAATTGGAGGATGCATCTGAGGAAGTATACGATTTCATTCTTTGTTGCATCTGCCCGGTGAAACTTTCAAAAGCCGGTCTTACTTACAACGGGAAAGATGAACGGATGGAAGAGAGAACCCGTGATTGGGTAGTAGGTATGCCGGACAAAGGCTTTCTGTTTCCGGCATTCAATGACCGTCAGACGGATGCACATAGTGTACTCTATTACACCCGGAAGTCTGACGAGGTACAAGAAGAAATGGTTCGTGAGGTACTTGGAATTGATTTGGTTGTATCTGCCGATGGAGAGAAAGATAAATTCGGTAAGTTGTTAAAGGATGTACTTGGAGAAGATGCAGACAGCAAGACCGTGAAAGATATCTTTGAGGGCATATCCGAAGAGATGGAACGCCATGCAGAAGACCCGGAGCCGTACAAAATTGATAGGAACGAACTGGAAAAGATATTCAGTAGCAACGGCGTACCGGATGAAAAAATGGAAATGTTTGAGGATGCTTACCGGGAGAACATCGGTAATGTGCCTGTTATGGCAAGTAACATTTGTGACAACAAGGTAGTTAATATACGGATTCCAGAGGGAAAGATAACTATCGATGCAGATTTCATCAGTAATCTTGAAATCAAGGAAGTTGACGGAAGAAAATGCATGGTACTTCCAGTAGATTATGTAGAAGTTAACGGAATTTCAACGAAAGCGTAGGTGAGGAAGATGAGATATAAGGTTGGAGATAAGGTAAAAGTAAGAAGTGACTTGAGGGTTGGAAAGAGCTACGGCGAACATACTTTTGTGCATGACATGTTCAAATTTATGGGAAAGATTGTAACAATTGAAAGTGTATGGGAACAAGGCTATCGCATTGAGGAAGACGCATATTGGTGGACAGATGAAATGCTTGAGCCAGTAGAAGAAATGAGTGCGGAAGAAGCAATTAAATTATCTGCGGACTTGTGTTCGAACACAATTTGTGACCAGTGTCCAGTTTTAAAGTTACGAAGAAAATACGGTAATGACGGGTGCCACAATACAAAACGAGAACACACTGAAGAATATCTTGAAATCCTTAAGCAGTGGAAAGCAGACCATGAGAAAAAGCCGATTGAGATGGAAAATGTAATATACATTGTCGTATTGGATGAAAAAAGAAATGTAGTATACGAAGAAAAAACTAATGGAGTAGTTGTCACTACAGACATGAAAGAAGAAGTGCTTAAAAAATACTGTTCGGAACATGATGGAAAATATTACGCAATTGCCGAACGTAGATGCGTAGTAAAGGAGTAACCATGAACACAGGAGAAAAGATAGATTACATGATACAGTGTTTGGAAGTGGCAAAAGAAGAGTATGAATACGAAGCTGAACGTTATGCACATGAATGTGCTGAGGATTACGAATGGCTTAATAAGCACCATATTACGAACAAAGCACTGATAAGAGAGAATCTAAGGAATGTGGCTAGGATGGGACTTCAGGTGGCAAATGAGGTGAAATAAGATGGCACAGTGGAATGCAAATACAGTACCGAAATGTGAAAAAGGGCAATGGTCAGATGAAGTGCTTGTGACTGTTGAAATAGGGAGGCGTTGCGCGGTTTTAAAGGCAATATATATTCCATATCATGGTGTAACTGTGGAAGATTCTGGATGGTGCATGGAAGACGGAATACCGGATGGTTGGGAGTACATTGAGGAGAAAGATGATTGGTGGATTCCGAATGGATGGTATGAAGTGTGCGATAACTGTCGTGATGCCACATATTTCCGAATTGACGGAAAAGTAACGGCATGGATGAATATGCCAAAACCTTACGAACCGAGAATTAAAGATTTAGCTGATTTTTAAAAAAATTACAGAAAGGAGTACGGAGCTCCGGCCGGGCAAAGATATATCGGCTCCTTTCGAGAAGATGTATATACAAGAAGATGATTTGAAACTAAATGATTGGCAGTTCGCCCAAAGAAAGTATCTTCCTTATGAAACAAAGCTCCGGCTTACAGAGACACGCATAAGAGAATGGCATTACAACTGGGCGGGGCAAGTGTATCTAAGCTATTCGGGTGGACTTGATAGCACGGTACTGCTACATATGATTCGAAAAGAATTAGGCAATGATGTTCCGGCTGTCTTTTCCAACACAGGCTTGGAATTCCCGGAAATCGTGAGATTCGCAAGAAAAGCACCGGGAGTGTTTGAAGAAATCTATCCGAGAGATAAAAACGGCAAAAGGATTACTTTTAAACAAATTGTGGATCAGCACGGTTTCCCGCTGATTTCGAAAGAAACGGCAATGAAAATTGAAAAGTTGAGACACGGGAAGTTGAGTGAGAGGTATCGCAATTATTTGCTGAATGGTGATGAACGAGGAAAATTTGGTATGCTCCCTAAAAAGTGGAGATTTTTGCTTGATGTTGAATTCGATACATCGCAGAAATGCTGCGACAAGATGAAAAAGAAGCCGTTTAAGGAATATGAAAAGATGACTGGAAGAAAGCCATATGTAGGCACAACACAGGATGAGGGATTCATGCGAGCGCATCTATACGCAAGCACAGGTTGTAATGTGTATGATGGAAATAAAATCAAGTCGCAGCCATTAGGATTCTGGAACAGACAGGATGTATTAAGATACGTTGTTGAAAATGATGTGGAAATATGCTCTGTGTACGGAGATATTAAGCAAGATCAGCAAGGTAACTATTATACGACAGGAGAACAACGGACAGGATGTATGTTCTGTGGATTTGGAGCGCACCTGGAAAAAGAGCCAAACAGATTTCAGAGAATGTCCGTAACACATCCGAAATGTTATGAAATCTGCATGAACCTTGAAAGCAACGGGGTGAAGTATAAAGATGCGTTAGAAACGTGCGGAATTGGCACAGAAACATGGGAGCAGATGGGGCAAATGGATATATTTGATTTTATTGGAGGTATGCAGTAGTGAAAGACTTAATAGTGGATTGTTTCGCCGGTGGTGGCGGGGCATCCGTAGGAATAGAGATGGCACTCGGCAGACCAGTAGACATAGCAATTAACCACGATCCAGATGCTATTCTGATGCATAAGACCAACCACCCGGACACAGTTCATCTGACAGAAGATATTTTTAAGGTAAATTTGAAGAAATATGTAAAAGGACAGCATGTGGCTCTTATGTGGGCGAGTCCGGATTGTACACATTTCAGCAAAGCCAAAGGAAAGAAGCCTTTAAAGCAAGAAATAAGGATGCTGCCGATGGCTATCGTGAATCATGCAAAAGCGGTTAAGCCAGACGTTATCATCATGGAAAACGTTGAGGAAATACGGCAGTGGGGGCAGTTGAATAAGAGAGGTAGACCTATTCCGAAGGAAAAAGGAAAGCTATACCAGAAATTTATGAAAAAGATGTACGTAGCTGGATATACCAATATTGAGACGAGAGAGCTTGTAGCTGCGGACTACGGAGCACCGACCACAAGAAAGAGATGGTATGCGGTATTCCGTAGAGATGGAAAAGAAATCAGATGGCCAGAGCAAACTCACAGTGCAGACGGCATCGGATTTGAGAAGTGGAAACCTTGTGGAGATTACATTGACTGGTCAGACATTGGCAGTTCGATATTTGACCGCAAGAAGCCACTTGCAGAAGCTACACAGAAGAGAATCGCAAACGGTATTAAGAAATATATTATCGATGCAGAATCTCCTTATATCGTGAGGAATGGAGAAGCACTGGCATACATCATCCAATATCACGGAGAGACAAGAGCCTGTGATTCAAGAGGACAGCTTTTGACAGGGCCAATTAAGACGATTGATACATCGAATAGATATGGACTTGTGACAGCATTTATCACGAAATACTACAAGACCGGCATAGGTCAAGGCTGTGACGAACCACTTCATACAATCACAACATCTCCAGGACACTTCGGATTGGTATCTGCATTTCTGGTTAAGTATTACGGCGGTGGCTGTGGACAGACTTTGGATAGACCGCTTGATACGATCACGACAAAAGATCGTTTTGGACTTGTGAATGTTATCCTGGATATCAAGGGCGAGAAATACATTATATCTGATATCTTTCTGAGAATGTTGAAACCGGAAGAGCTGAAAGTGATGCAAGGTTTCCCGAAAGATTACATTATAGACCGGGATTATAACTGGAAGAAATACCCGATTGCAAAACAGGTAGCAAGAATTGGAAATAGCGTAGTGCCGATCATGGCAGAGAAGCTTGTAGAAGCGAACTGTCCGTATCTTAAGGTTGGCGAGAGAGTACCGAACTTGATTATAGACGATACACAAGAACAATTAAGATTTGCGTAGGTGAGAAGAATATGTACATTGAATTAAAAGAGATAGACAAAGACACATTGAAAGTCGGGGATGTGGTAGGAGTTGCAAGAGAGGTGAGCTGCGGATGGAAATCATCATTCCGACACCAGTTAATTACTCCGGCAAAAATTACAAGAATTACTCCGAAACGGACAAAGATTGAGACAGATCAATTCGGAGAACATGATAAGAATGAGATTTTTTATGAGTATGATGAAAATGCGGAAAAAGAAAATGAATTAGCTATCATGTTTAAACAAATTAAAGATAGAAGACGTGCGTTTGAGGACTTTGATAGGAAATACGGTCTTGGTTCGATTAAAGATGAAGATATCATAAACATGGCATATCACATGAAAGCAATTACAGAGATTTTGAAGAAATACAAGGAGTAGCAATGTTTGAAGAATTATATAAATTCATATTCAGATTGCATTACGGGATAAAGTTCATGCCGGAAAAGGATTTTGACGAGCTTTTATCTCGGTGTGACTGGGAGCAAAAGATGTATGCATTGTGCTTTAGATATTTGTAAACGTGGAGAAAAATCATGAAAGCACCTTGACAATTGAATATTGATGGTTGGAATGGTATAATTTCCGTATAAAATATACGGGAGGAAAATGCCAATGAAATGTCCATTTTGTAAAAGCGAAAATACCGAAAGAATTAGTGGAAGTACAGCCTTAACAAAACGAATTCCAGAAAAAGTAAGCGTGCAAGGGAATGTAACTTGTACAGAACCTGCAAATATAATGTCGGTTGAAACGCAAAGGTATATATGTCTTGATTGCGGATTTGCTTTTGAAAAGCTAGACGAATCAGATTTGAAACGGTATAAAGAATCATAATTTCATCTACCAACCATCAGTATTCGGTGGTTGGTATTTTTTTACCCATTTTTAGGGAGAAGAGGGATAAATTGAAGAAAATAATATGTTTGATTCTGCTGTGCATCTGCTTAACTGGGTGCGCTGATAGTAATTCGACAGAAACCAGGGACGAAATTAGATACTCTTATGAAAATGCAGATGCGGTTATTACTTACATAGATATGAGAAAGTGGTTCGCATATGTTCCAAGATGGAAGTGGGAAATAAAGGTCGAATATGACGGACTGACTTATGAGGAAGACGATTATGCAAGCGGAATGATGAATGGACCGAGTTTTGCAGACAGTCAAAAAGGAGATTCTGTGACTGTAGAAGTAACAGAAAAATATGTTAACGGAAAACTGGTAGACCGATACATATCTGGAATTGAATAGGGAGAAAGGAACGAATTATGAGTACATTTGAAGAAAGAATAGCGAAAGCAGTAACAGATAAATTGAATGACGGAACAGTTGAAGAGCTTGTATCCGATGCCGTAACAAAAGCACTGAAAAGCAGTATTGAAGATCAGTTCAACTGGAAAGGTGAAGCAAAGAAGATTATAGATGAGAAAGTAAAAGAAGTAATGACACCGGTAATCGAAAGAGTAAATCTGGACAAATATACAGTGAAACTCGATGCAGTTCTCACGGAAATTATTAACAGCACAAATCTGATTGACAACAAAGAAATCTTAGGAAACTTCAAGAGTCTTATGACAGAGCCGGATAAAGATACAATCAGCTTAAAAGAAGTGTTCGAAAAATACAAGGAATATGTCAGCGAGAGCGTTGATACATCTGAACTTGAAATCTATACAGATGATGAACCGAGATATCAGAATGTGACAGCAGAAGTAACTGTTGATACAAGAAATAGCATATTTGGAGGAAGATTTTGCGATTTGGTTTTTAAATGCGAGGAGGATGAGAAACTGACAAAAGAAATCCATTTGTATGAATCAGAAAGAAATGGATTCAGAATTACAAGATTCGAAAGCGAACTTGATATCAATTCATTAAGATATGTAGATGAGTTTGATATTTTCATGATGCGGTTAGATCGAGCGTTCTGTGATATCACAGATATTATGGAGATGTACGATGATGATGTCGAGGTCAAAGTCGAACCGGAAGCATCCTGGAACTGATGAATACATGGAAGAATGCCCGGATTATGTAAAGGAGGATGAAAACAATGAGAATAATTAACCAAAGTGGATCATTAGATATGCCATACGAACTTGTCGAGTTAGAAATACTCGAAGTAAAAAATGAATTAAAAACTATGTACAGTAAAGGTTTCATGGTGGTGGCATGTGCACCATGCAATCATGCAAATTTAATTGATTTGTCAAAAAACCATGTACTCGGAGTATATTCTACCGGTGAGAATGCTAAAAAGGCTATGGAAATGTGCAGAAACAGGTACGCATGGTGCAAAATAAGAAACAACGGAATGAACTCACTCACTATGGCTATGAACTTTCGGAGAACAGATGAAATAGAACAACTTTTAGAAACGTTTGCGGAGAAAAACATTTTTCAATTCCCGGAAGATGAAGAGGTGGAATAAATGTACTGGGTAGACAGAAGCACTGGCGAGATCGTATCTGAAAGAGACAAAAATAAACCTCTATGGGCATACTATGAATATTTAAGAGGTTATGGGGACGGAGTTATTATAGAGAGTTACATAATAGGAGAGAACCCGTTCTGCCGGATAGATTTTGCGTATTGTGTCGGAGATAAGTATGTAAACCTAAAAAGAGATTGCCATTTCAAAAATCACGGCGTGAATAGAAATGATGTTAGATTGTGCGCCATAACCGTTCCAGCTAAAGAATATGACGAAAAGATAAAAGAACTGAGTGAGAAAGGAGAATAGCATGGATAATACATATGCACCAACGGAAAATAAAGAACAGGAAAAGATAAAGGTAGAGAGCATTGATACCATAGTGACTATGCACGGAGACAAGCCATATTACGAAAATAAGTATAGAGAAGTGGGCGATAAATGCTATCACATTGGGTATAGTTCTTATTATTTGGACGTTGCTCTTGAATATAGAAAGAAATATTTTGAGGTAGTAGAAAGAGAAAGTGACTGGATTCCATGCAGTGAACGGATACCTGAAGAGCCAAAAGAAAATCCGGTGTTTGATGGAAAATGTCTTGAAGTGTATTTGGTAACGACAAAATACGGAAGTAGCGACCAAGACAAAGTATATCCATTTAGAGCTTTTTGAAATGGAATTAATTTCACGGATGGATGTCGAATTTTGGATGTAATAGCGTGGATGCCATTGCCGGAACCATACAAGGAGTGAGATTGATGAGACTAATTGATGTTGATGCAGAAATCGCAAGAATTGAAGAAGAGATAATGAAATTGACAAAAGCAATAGTGAGATGGCAAGCGAGAAAATTTGAAGAAAGCACACTATATGATATAGATGCAAAAATTCAAGAATTACAAAATAACAGAACTAACTGTAGAGTTGAAATCCGAACATTAAGGAATTACAAAACAGCATTTGATGTGGAGAAAGTTGTAAAAGAACTTGAAGATTTAAAGATGCGCTACTATTTCACAATAGCAAATACAGGTGATGCGGATAAAGATTGTGCTTATCTTAATACTGCAAATGCTATTGACAGAGCCATTGAAATTGTTAAGCGGGGTGGAAGAGATGAAGAATAAGGAGAAATACGCAAGTGAGATTATTGAGATCGCTTGCAGTGGGAATGTAGTTGCTGTCAGTAAAGTGACCGGAAAGCCGATCGCTTGCGAAAAGAACGATTGTAAAAACTGTTATCGTTATAATGATTTTTCGCTTTGTGACGAAGAACGTTTAAAAGAATGGGCAGAATCAGACTATATCGAAAAGCTGGTTATAAGCAAGAAAGATAGAACGTTTTTGGAGTATCTTGGAAAAGATTTGAAATACATTTCGAGAGATAAAAGCGGAGCTTTGTTTGCCTATGAACGTGCAATCGAAAAAGGAAAGTATGGCTGGGTATATGATTCTGGCGTTTTTAAAAATCTCTGTGGGTTTTCCGTAGACTTACCAACGGTCAAGTGGTCGGATGATTCACCGTGGCTTATCGAGGACTTGAAGAAGTTGGAGGTAGTGGACAGCTATGAGTAAAGAATATGATATTAAAGGATGAACTTAATGATGAATGCATTGGAAGAAAAAACAAAGGAGAAGACGGTAAAAAGAAAGAAAAACTACTATTTGGTCAAAAGTGATGTATTAGGATATGCGAAAAGGAAGGGATTGATTAATGGCCGGAGTAAGAGACAAATATCTGAGAGGGACACATAAAGACATCTACTACATAAGCGAAGAGGACGAAAAAAAGATGTTGAACGAGTGCCAGAGGATGCGTGGAAACGATCAACTTGAATTACTGAAATGGTGCCAAAATGCGAATAATGACTTATCGGGGATATTGTTCTTTTCACTTATAACAGGAATCGGATATGACTATATAAGCAAAAGATACTGGATACCGATTGCAAGAAAAGACTTCCAAGGATATCGGAGAAAAGTCTTGGATGAAATGTATAGGTGGATACTTTGGGGAGAACATGACGATGGAAAGATGGCAGAAAGGCTATTCGGAATAAAAAAGCACAAACACGGGAATACTACCGAAAAGGAGTGATGCGGATGGTAAGAATCTTTGTGAACGGCAAACAGGTGACAAAAGAAGAACTTTCGAATTATGAAATCCATAACAAGGCGGTAAAAAGGATTCTTTCAGAAAAGTTGACAAAAAATAAGTGATATTTTAGAATTGACCTTGATAGAATCTTGGTCAATTCTTTTTTTAATTGAAAGGAGAATTGACATGAAAAAATTAAATGTAGGTTATATGAGAGTGTCTACAGAAGCACAGACCGAAAAGTATGGTCTTGATGTCCAAGAAGACAAGATAAAGGAACTTGCCAAGAAAAGGGGCGTGAAGATAGCCAGATGGTATGTGGACGGGGGATATTCCGGGAGCAATATCCAAAGGCCGAACATACAGAAACTTCTGGAGGATGCAGAAGCCGGAGAAATCCAAGCAGTATACATCTATAAGCTTGACAGAATGAGCCGTGATGTTGTAGATACTCTTACGCTTGTGAGCAAGCTCTTGCCAAAATACAATGTAGAGGTGGTATCAGCTACAGAGGATTTGCGGAATGAGACACCGATGGATCGTGTGATGTTGGGCGTTAATGCTGTCATGGGACAGTATGAACGTGAGGTTATCTATATGCGTACAAGAGCCGGTATGGTGGAACGTGTAAAGCGTGGACTGTGGATGGGTGGCGGTACGATACCCTATGGATATAGGTACGACAGGAATGACGGGATATTACATATCATCCCGGAAGAAGCGGAAAAGGTAAAAGCTATCTTTCAAATGTTCCGGGACGGATATTCGTGTGATAGGATTCAAAGAATTCTCGGGATGCATTCGGAGAAGCTTGTATCGAATATTATTAGGAGAATAGCCTATGTAGGCAAAATACAATACAAAGGAAGAGTATACCAAGGTTTACACGAACCGATCATAGACGAAAAACTATTCTATGAAGTACAGGAAGAGATAAAAAAGAGATCCACAAATGCTTATGTAAGCAACAAGCATATGCTTACTGGGTTGTGCTATTGCGGAAAATGCGGTACTAAAATGCGGATGCAGAAGTGGGGAAAGTATACCAAGATAGTATGTTACTCGCAGTACAAGGAAAAAGAGCATATATCTAAGACAGGGAACCCTTGCAAAAATAAAAAGGTGAGGGCAGATGTGGTAGAAAAAGAAGTAGAGGACTGTTTTAAACGATTCATAGTTAATGTCGAAGAAAAAGAGAATGAATCTGAAAGCACTCGGAAGATGATAGAAAAAGAGATATCACTAAGTGAAGCAAAACTTAAACGCCTATACACATTGTATGCAAGCGGTAACTCTGGTACAGATACGCTTTTAGACGTTATCCAGGCAGAAGAAAAAACACTAAAAAACCTACGGGAAGAACTAAAGGCAGAAGACATCCGGGAGAAAGCCGGACGGGGAAAGAAGATAGAGAAAATAAAAGAGATGTCCAACGTGTGGGATACACTGACGGATTCCGAGAAAAACAAGGTGCTAAAAGAGTGTGTTGAAAAGGTAGTTATCACAGGAGATGACATAGACATACATTTTAGCATATATTAATAGGTGCTTTCTCGTGTTCCAACCATCATCCCAACAGCGGTAGGAAGTGGAGAAAAGGAAGAAAAGACCAAGATTCTATTATATGATTAAGAAAAATAAAGACGGGAGCCGGAAATATAAATATATAGATTAAGAGAAAAAGATTTTGAAAACAATTGAAATCTTTTATTTTTTTACTTGACTAGTGGACACCACTATGGTATAATAAAGACAGTTAAGAGAGGAACACATCACAGGAGGAAGAAAAATGAAAAAATATGATTTAGTAAAAAGAACGGCAGAAATTAAGTATAAAGATAGAAAAGAAATTGAAGAAGGATGCACGGCTTTTGACGATTCGCCTGAATATATAAAAACATTCGATACACTGGAGGAAGCGAAAAAGGAACTTGCAAAACGTAAAACAGATGTTAGCAAATTTTCTTACCACGGAATGACATTCTACAAGGTTGAAGAGTATGTAATTGAAGAAAATGAATTTGAATATGACGAAGACGAAAGCAAATTTGTACAGACAGATTTTATTGACACATTAGAAAGCACAGAGATGAAAATTGAAGTCGTTGAAATACCTAGCCATGAAACAATAGCGATCTGCTCAAGCCTGGAAGAAGCGGAAGAAGCGGAAGACAATTACGAGGGCGAAAACGAAACATGCATAATGATTTAATAAAGCATTTCAGACGGTCCTTATGTCGGATTCTGCGACGGTGGAGAACTTGACGGCACATGTGCACTTAAAGTATCTGAAAACAATATCGAAGAAATGATTGAAGCTGTAAAATCTTACGTAGAAAAAACATACTTAATCGGTGGAAACGTAATGCAATACGGAAACGATAAAGACGAAATCATTATAAGAAACGCGGAAGTGATTGCAATATTGCGATAAAAAAGGAGATAGTAATGGAGAAAGCAAAAAGAAACGTCATGATAAACAAAGCCGGGGGAACATCTGGCAAGAATACAAAGAACTACCGTATTTCTGTTCCGGTAGGAATGATAAAGGCACTGGGCGTTACGGAAGAGGATAGAAGTGTTGTCCTGGAAGAAAAAGACGGTGTAATCACAATCAGAAAAGGAGACAAATAAAATGGCAGTAACAAGAACATGGAAAGTATATGGAGCAGAGGGACACAGACAGAGAGAAAGTTTCAGCAAATCTACAAAATACGATTTTTCAGAAAACGGGGAAACAAGAATTATAGAAGTTATTAATTCTGATCAGACAGGTACGAATGAATATTCGATAATCAGAATAACGAGAGACACAGCAGAAGAATGCGAAGAAGAGTTTGACGGACAACTTTCTGATGGAGTATTTGAAAATTCAAGGGTTGGATGGTTTGAAGAGATATAAAAGAAAAACAGCACTGATGAACGACTATTCGTTAAGTGCTGTTTTTAGTAGTTAATGCCTAATTCGTACCATACTTTTACATCATTCTCAAGCATTACTTTCCGATAATTATAATATCGAAAATATGAAGAAAAGTCAATAAAACACTTGACTAGTGGACACCACTATGGTATAATAAAGACAGTTAAGAGAGGAACATATTATAGGAGGTAAGAACAATGATGAATGTAGAAAAAATCTTAGAAACAATTAAGGAAAATGATTATAGCGTGGTAGCAATTCGCCATTGTTGTCCGGATGAAGAATATAAAATTGGTGACATTTGCAGAAACAGCTTTGAGTGGAATGAAGAATATGAGTGCAGTTCATATGACACAGAAGAACCAGAGGAAATGGAAGGCGTATGTGGATACGCAATGTTTGAACTGATTGACACTGATGATGTAGAAGAAGCAAAAGAGATAATCGAAAGAGCTATTGAAGAATCATCTATCTACGATGGAAACAACATTGTAATAATCGGTGGGGACTCTTACTCTTATGGGAATGACGAAAACGAAGTAATTGTTGAAGAAGCAGAAGTAATTGAAATTGCATAAAGGGGAAAAAATGAGCGAATGGAACGAAATTTTAAAACAATATGAAATACTTGGAGTGGAAAGCGTTATTCCGATTGCACATATCAGAATAAGACCAGATGTCAGAGTTTTGATAGATGCATATGGAAATTTCGTTGGAGCAACAGCAACGAAGAACGAAAGATGTTCCATCCCGTGTACGATCGATTCAGAAAGTAGGACATCTGGGATAGCACCACACCCGATTCACGACAATATGTCATATGTATGCGGAGACTATCCACAATATAAAAAACGTCATGCAGCATATATGGAGCAGTTGAGGGAATATATAGAAAGCGTAGATGATCCAGTAGCGAAGAGCGTATATCAATACTTGAGCAAAAGAACTATACGCTATGATATCAAACCAGTTTCTGAAAAACTTATGATAATCTTTTCTGTGTTAACCAAGGAAGAGACACATATGTTTTTTAATTCGAGATATAGGGATGAAGTAGTCTATGCCGGATTAATGGATAGAGGAACTATAAGCACGCAGTGGAGAGATTATTATATTTCTACACTCGAGAAGAATGGTGTTTGCGGGATTACAGGAGAACCAGATTATATACCAGACAAGTACCCTAAGGGGATTCGCAATCCGGCAGATCAAACGAAATTATTTATGGCAACACCGAAGCAATTGGACGGGATGCCAACGATAGCGCCTGGGTACATTGCGTCTCAGAAAATTATTCACACATTACAATTCATGATTTACGAGGGTGATTCTTGGGCATATCAGATTTTAAAGGATCAAGAAGAATTGCCGGAAGAATACAAGAAATGGGTAAATGAATATGAAAGAAAAAAGGCATAGCTAAAAGCTATACCTAGATTCTGAATTTCTTCTTAAATTCTAACATCTTTTAACTCAACGTTCCACCATTGACTGGAACGACACTCACGAAAATCATGGAACCGTGAGAATCAACAAAGATTGCTGATAGATATATATTAATCTAAAAAAGATAAAAAGTCAATATCAAAGAAATGAACATAGAGCAACCAAACATTGAAAAAATGTGCATTTTATGGTAAAATATAAGTATCAAAATAGAAATAAAACTAAATAACGGGGACAATGAAATAGCACTTCTGACGGTAAGATGTAATTATCGTGGGAGGTGCTATTTCATTGTATAAAGAAAATATGAATTATGAGAATCAGCAACGAATGATATTCGACATTGTAAATGAGTTCGGAATACCAGAGATACAACCTACAAAGTATGAACCGTGCGAGTTTATCGGATTCAACCAAGCTAAGACATGCAAAGACAGAGCCGGGAAAGGCGTGCATTTCTTTCTTGACGATTACCAATTTCAAAGATTATGGAACAGACCAGATACTTACATAAACATGCTTTCGCAGTTCCGATTTGTCATGTCACCAGATTTCAGCACTTATACTGATTTTCCAAAAGCATTACAGATTTACAACCACTTCCGCAAACACTGGATAGGTGCATATATGCAGATGTACGGTATTGACGTGATACCTACCATTAGTTGGAGTGACAGAAAATCGTTTGAGTGGTGTTTTGACGGGGAGCCGGTAGGCGGTGCGGTAGCAGTATCCAGTGTCGGAGTGATGAACAGCAAGGAGCGGAAAACACTGTTCGTGGACGGATATAATGAGATGTTGAGAAGATTGAAACCCGAGACAGTACTATTTTACGGACAGGTTCCGGAAGAATGTACAGGAAACATTGTAAAGATTAAGTCGTTCGGTGAAGAACTGACGGAAAGGAAAAGAGGTAAATAAAATGGGGGGGCGTGGAAGTGCAAGTAATTTGCAAAATAGGAAAGCCGATATAATAGCCTTTCCTACAAAGAATTCTACTAAAAAAACGGGTTCTTGGAATTATCCAGGAATGAGTGAAAGGACAGAACAACTTAAAGATGCGGTTGAAAAAGCGAATACAAGAGCGAAAGTAAGCAGTGCATACAGAGGGTTGAAAGGACATGAATCTAATCTGATAGCGAATATTAATAATCCGAAAGAGGATGGTGACAAGAAAGTGTTAATGACGGAACTCAGAAAGACAAGACAGCTTTTGCGAAAATTAACAGACAAAAAGATTTTGTGATGATGGAAATGTATGGTTTAATGCTGGGAGGTAGATAGCATGGCAAATCTAAATAGCATTGCTAAGAAGTTGCAGAAAGCAATAATGCAAAAAGGATTAGTTATAAAGATGGGGACAAGTCAGTTTTATTCTGTGGAGCAAAATAGACTTATCACCATGTACATCCTATCTACCAGAGTGTTAGAGCGAAAGAAAAACGGTGAATGGAAATATTATGATTATGAAATTATCCGAACAGCATCACAGATAGAGATTGTAAATTGTTTGAACGATATATGGAGGGCGGTGAAAGAATGATTGAGACTTATGCGGAAAAAACAGAAAACATGATTAAAGAAGAAATGCAGAAGAAACTCAGTGACATGATTACAAAGAATGAAAAGCTGAAAGAAAAGAATGAGTATCTGCAAAAAGAGGTAGAAGAACACAACAGACAGAACGGAACAATACAAGCGCTCAACATTGCACTGGATGTCATTACAGACAGGTACAGTAACCGCAGAAAGAAACTGTGTAGAACAGGCAAGGGCGGTGAGTAGCATGGATGGATATATGGAAGAGGGTGGGTAGATGTCGAAAGGAAAAGAACTTACTCCGAAGCAGAAAGCGTTTTGTGATGAATACCTTATCGACCTAAACAGGACAAGGGCATATAAAGCAGTGTACAAGAGCGTAAAAAGTGATGCAGCAGCGAGGGTAAATGCAAGCAGACTGCTAACAAATGCTAACGCAAAAGAGTATATTGCAGAAAAAATGAAGAAAATTCAAAGCGAGAAGACTGCCGACCTTGAAGAAGTAATCCAGTTCTTCTCTTCTGTGATGCGTGGAGAAGTAAAAGATCAATTTGACCTTGACACTGCTATATCCGACCGCCTGTCTGCAGGGCGTGAACTCATGAGATGGTATGAGAAAGCCGATGGAGAAGAAAAAGAAACCGGTGGAATCACAATCATAAATAACATTCCAAGGCCGGAGGGCGCAGATGGGGGAGATTAAGCTTACAGATGTGATAGCTCCGGCTTTTTACGGCGTACATTGGGACATCATAGATGGAAAACATACGTATTATGATTTGTCCGGTGGCCGAGGTTCGACTAAATCATCGTTTGTCGGTACAGAGATACCACTTGGAATGATGCAAGACGCAGTAAATGGCATACACTCAAATGCGGTTGTATTCCGAAAAGTTGGGAATACACTAAGAGAATCGGTATTTGAACAAATCGCATGGGGAATAGATGCGCTTGGAGCATCGGACGAATGGACATCAAGCTTAAGTCCTATGCAGTATGTGTATAAGCCGACAGGACAGAAGATAATCTTCCGTGGATTGGATAAGGCAAAAAAGACGAAATCTATAAAGATTAGCAAAGGATATTTTAAGTACTTATGGTTTGAGGAATTGGACGAATTTGCCGGAATGGAAGAGGTACGAATGACACAACAGTCTGTTCTCCGTGGTGGCGAAAAATTCGTTGTTTTTAAATCGTTCAATCCACCGATCAGCAACAGCAACTGGGCGAATAAGTACGTAGCAGAGCCGAGAGCGGACAGCTTAAGGCATAAGAGCGATTATAGATCTGTTCCGGTAGAATGGTTAGGGCAACAATTCATTGATGATGCTGAGTATCTGAAAAAAACCAACCCGAGAGCTTATGAGCATGAATATCTTGGAATCCCTGTAGGACTTGGCACAAATATCTTTGAGCTGTTGGAGATTAGAGAGATTACAGATGAAGAGATAAGTAGGATGCAATCTATCTACCAGGGCGAGGACTGGGGATGGTTCCCGGATCCGAAAGCGTTTTTGCGTGTTGCTTATGTTCCAAATCAACAGAAAGTATACGCACTGGATGAATTGGGCGGTTGCAAAATAAGGAACAGCGAGATGGCACGACAGATAAAAGAAAAGGGATATGATGATTGCGCTATCTACTGTGGAGTGGATGAAGAAGAGAGCATTGTTGACTTTCGAGATGCCGGACTTCCGGCACGTAAAGCAATCGTGACACCGGGTAGCCGGAAGTATACGTTTGAATGGTTGCAATGCCGTACATTGGTAATTGACCCAAGACGGACACCAAGATTGTACAAAGAAGTTATAGAGTATGAGCATGAGAGAGATGGCAATGGTGAAGTGATAGCAGATTATCCGGACGGGAACGACCACTGGATTGATGCATTGAGATATGCTACTAGTCCGATATCTATGAGACGTGGACAGAGTGCGTAGGAAAAGGTGAGCAGATGGGAATTATAGACAAGATAAAGGCGGTGTGGGATAAAGTGTTTAGAGTAAACGATGCAAAAAAAATATTCGGAATAGAAACGGGACGGTCATCTGATATGGATACGGCCTTAGAAAAGTACAAAAGTATGAGATCTGGTATTCCGTATTGGTGTACCGGTAGGATAAAGCCGACAAGGTTTTCGAACGTAATTTGCCGTGAGATAGCGAACCTCACACTGTTCAATGCAGATATACAGATTACAGGGAATGATGAACTACAAAAGAGATTTGACAGCGTAATGAACACATTACAGGAGAAACAAGAGGAAAGCTGTGCGACCTGTGGAATGATGGTCAAGAGCAATGGTGACGATGTGGAGTTTTTGGATCCGGATTACTTTCTGATTACAGACACCAACACGGACGGGGATGCGTTAGCAGCTATCTTTTTCTCATACCTCAAAAAAAATGACAAATACTACACAAAAGCAGAGTACCACAGATTTGAGGATGTCGGACTGGAACGTGTATACCATATATCCAGTAAGGCTTTTAAATCAGATAACAAAGATATGATTGGTACAGAGATCACACTTGACAGGGTAGATGAATGGAAAGACATTGAGCCGGAAGTGTACGTGCATGGACTGGAATATCCACTGTTTGCCTACTGGAGAAATCCTTACGCAAATGCAGTCGATAAAGAATCTTCGCTGACTGTCCCGGCATTTTCAGAATGCATCGAGGAATTGAGATGGCTAGATGTTGCATTAAACATGATGGGGGATGAAACAGAAGATAGTAGGCATATTACTTACGTACCGCAGACAGCTATTGAATATGCAGACAAACACTCTATTGAATTGCCAAGATTCATTCAGGGGATCGAAATGGGAGTAAACGAAGACGGCATCAAAGAGCACGTTCCAACGTTATTAGTAACTGAGCGTGTGGCTGGGATAAACTTCATGCTGTCCATCATCGGGTATAAATGCGGATTCTCAAATGGATATTTCTCTTTCGATCAGAACCAAGGCATACAGACAGCAACCCAGGTAGAATCTGACGATAGACGTACACTGCATACTATCCAGTCATTCCGAAACATTTTGGACGGAAAGAACCATGATGGAGTACTTCACAGAATCATCTACATCCTGTATGCAGTCGGCACAGCAAACGGCACTATTCCGGTATCCAACTACCAAACTGCATGTGATTTTGAAGACCTAGTATACAACTTAGAAGATGATCGTGCACGGTGGTGGAACTATGTGGTACAGGGAAAGGTTCCGGCATGGATGTATTTTGTGAAATTCGAGGGAATGACCGAAAGCGAAGCGAAAGCAATGATTGAAGAAGCACAGGAACAGAATAAGCCGGACAGTGGATTGTACGAAGAATAGGAAAGAGGTGAACCAAAATGGAATATCTTATCATAGACCCGTCAACAAGAAAAATTGCAATCCCCAAAAGCGAACAGCTTTTTGGAGTGTACGGAGAGGGCAATATTGAAAGAAAGTATTTCAAATGCCCTAAGATCGTAGGAGATAATGCCGACTTGTCTGACTGTTACATTTTCGTAAATTACTATACTGCAAAAGGATTGCCGGGGAAATATACCGTAAAAGATGTGAAGGTAGACGGGGAGAATATCACTTTTTCCTGGGAGTTAAAGCCACACATCTTTGACGCAAACGAGGATACATCTATATATTTTGCGGTAGAAGCAAAAAGCAAAGATAAAGTAGAAGTGTTCAGAACCAGTCCGGCTACCGGAAAGGCCAAAGAGACGATAGACACGGATAAAGAGATCGAAGAGACTCACGCCGATGTCATTCTTGACCTTATATCCAGAGTAGACGCATTGGAGAGAGAACCTATCTCCGAAGAGCAGATTGAGAAATCTGTAAAAAGCTATCTGGAAAAGAATCCTATAGAAGAGACGGATCCAACGGTACCAGCATGGGCAAAAGCGGAAGAAAAGCCTACTTATACCGCAGAAGAAGTAGGAGCACTGCCGGACACAACGGAAATCCCGAAAAATCTGTCCGATTTACAGGATGATGCAGAACACAGAACAGTTACAGACACAGAAAAACAGAGTTGGAATGACAAGAGTGATTTCTCTGGCGACTATGAAGACTTACAAGGAAAGCCAACAATTCCCACAGTACCAACCACTCTTCCAAACCCACAAGCTCTCACCATCACCTATGGCGGTCAAACCCACACCTACGATGGCAGTGAAGCTGTTGCAATCACCATAGAAACAGGTGGTATAGAGCGTATCGAGAAGCTGTCCACAGACACCACAGTAACCTTAGAGCCTAACAAACTCTATATCTTCCCAGAGATAGAAAACCTTACCTATACCATCGGCGAGGGCACAAGTGAGGTACATTTTATATTCAAATCTGGTGCAACGGCAACAAGAGTAGTACATCCATCCAATGTGAATATCGGTAGCTTTTCGGTCGAGAGCAACAAGGTCTACGAGGTATCAATCTTAGAGGGCTTGCTGACGAGCCAGAATTGGAGTGTGAACTGATATGGAGAGAAGAAGAATATTAGGAAGCGAGGAAGAAAGCACAATGAGCGAAGAATATGAGCTTGTCGGTACTGCAAGCATAACGGAAGAAACGGCTACTGTAGAAATACAGTTGAGTAAACCTTGTACAGATGTATACCTGTTTTGCGAGAATTTAAAATCAACAGCTAATTCGCAGTTATATATTGACATTGGTAATAACAATGTTATGAACGGTGTAAATAGTGAATTATCAACAAATGTGCAAAATACCATTCAGCATATACAGAAGATAGGAAAGACGTGGATGAGGACGGGAAGTAATCATGTACATTATCCGCTAACTACTGCGGGGACACAGATGTATACTGTAAAATTAAGTGCAAATAAGCAAATGCCAGAACAAATTTCCACAATTAAATTAGCAATAGGTGTGGGCAATTCTAAAATCGTATCTGGCACAATAGAAATCTACGGGAGGTAATTGACATGAAACGTAAATTAACACAAAATCTTGTCAGTCAGTCAGTCAGTCAGTCAGCGGATTATAAGCTAGCTGATTCGCTCCTGTCAAGTTGGGCGGTGGAATTATGAACCGCCGGAGAACAATGCTTATGAATGGACAGGAGGAAGATGGAATGAAAGAATGGGGTGAATTGCTGAATGAAAGCAAAGAAGTAACAGACCAAAAGACTGTAGAATTTAATCTTGCTAATGCTGAAAAACATGAGGAATATTGGATATACATACAGATAGAAAAGCATACCGGAGCAGAACAATGTAAAGGTAATTGTAAACCGACAATAAACGGAGCGTATATAGGAGTTTATACATTTAATGTTGATTTTGCAACAAAATGGGACGCATCATATCATATTTGGACAAAGCCAGTAAACGTATTAGAAATGTCAAAAGGCATGAATAGTATACAGTATAATGTAGTTCAAATGTTGAGACAAGTAGAACAAATCGGAAATGAAACAGGTACTGGAAAATTTACTTTAGAATTTCCAGCGAATTATACAGGAAAGATAACAGCAAAAATACTCGGTAGATAGGAGGTTGAAATAAAAATGAAAGAGAATAAAATCCTAACAGACAGACAGACAGACACAGCTTAGTTGAATCTAAATCCTGTGTCAAGTCTGAGAATGCCGTGGAGATATGCTAAGACGGCGTGCAATGATGATGGCAAAGACACAGGATGTAGAAGAGATGAAAGAGTGGCGACTAATAGCAAAAAGAACAATATCGGAAGGAACGAGCCGTATTGATATTACTACAGATGATGATGGAAAACCATTTTCGTGCAGTGAATTAATGATAGCAGTGAAGTTAAAAGCAGATAAGGATGGAGTAGTCCCTACATACCTATTAAATGGGAAATGGACTTCTGCATATCCATACACTGATGGAAAGAAACTTTCAGCTTCTTGGTTTGATAGCTATGTAATAAAAGCTTGTATTACATCTGGAATACAAATGCAAGAATGTATTGTAAATACTGTTTCCAAGTGGACTACAGCTATTGAGACTGCTATAACATCTTATTCTATTGCTGCGCAAAATGGAAATTTTGCATCTGGAACAGTCTATATTATTGGTAGATAGGAGTTGATACAAAAATGTATGCAAAATTACAAAGCGGATTCTTGCGCAGTGCACCCAAAACCATAGTGTTAGACGGTCGCACAATTAACAATCCATTGCCGGAAGAACTGGAACAGTTAGGATATAAACAGGTGGTGTACGTAGATATGCCTACAGAGGTAACAGAGGGGAAACACTGGGAATCCGGATGGACGGAAGAAGAGAATGCGATTAGGCAGGTGTGGACACTTGCGGATGATCCAGTCTATCCAGAACCGGAATTAAGTGCAGAAGAAGCACTAAATATAATCATGGGGGTGGTACAGTGACAAGAGAACAAGCAGAGCAGTTGCGGAAACTGTTGGAAAACCAGACAGCCAACATGACCGATGAACAAATATTGAAGTATCCAGACTTTGTGGAGAAGTGGGAAGCCGGGAAAACTTATGCAGTTGGTAAGAGATTGGAGTACAATGGCACCATTTACAAGGTGTTGACCGCTCACACCAGTCAGGCAGATTGGATACCACCGGATGCACCATCTTTATTCGCCAAGGTACTTATCCCAGACAGTAATGTTATACCAGAGTGGGAACAGCCGGACAGCACGAATCCATATGCCAAGGGCGATAAGGTTACGCACAACGGCAAGACATGGCAGAGCACCACGGATAACAACGTCTGGGAGCCGGGTGTGTATGGATGGGAAGAGGTGTAATGGGACACGTCAACCAGAAAGATAAATGATAATGTCTGTAAAGGAGGACTAAAAAATGGAACAGATTATTAGTTATGTAAAGCCGGAGTTAATGGTGGTTTCTTTTGCCTTGTATTTTCTGGGAAAATGGATGAAAGGCTCACATAGGATTAAGGATAAAGACATTCCACTTTCTCTCGGAGGTATTGGAATTATCATTTGCGGAATGTATGTAACGGCAACTTGCGATTTGGACAGCATGAAAAACGTTTTTATGGCACTGTTCACGTCTGTAGTACAAGGTATCATGGTAGCCGGACTGAGTACATACGTTAATCAGATTATTAAGCAGATTGGAAAGGACGAATAAAGATGGCAACAAGTACGATTAATATTATTGTTATTTGCGTTTTTCTGCTTCTGGCAATGAAGATTTCAAACAGAAAGGACAAATAATGCTTACACCAGAATATCTCTTTCGTGTGACTGAGGGGGCGGAAAAGATAACATCGGATATGCACAAGAACATCATGGACATGATCGTTGAGCGTATAATGGTACGCATAGGTCGTGGAGAAGACTATATGCTTACAGCTACGGACAGGTGGCAGATACAGGTGTTACAGGAATCCGGCTACTTATTGGAAGACATACAAAAAGAGATTGCTGACAAAACGAAGAAGCAAGAGAACGAGCTGAAAAGTGCATTTGAAGAAGCCGGTATAAAAGCTATCGAGAGAGACGATGCGATATATAGGGCGGTAGGACTATCACCTACGCCATTATTGCAATCTCCGGCATTGCTCAGAATACTGGAAAGAGATTATAACGCTACGTGTGGAGAATGGAGAAACCTTACACGAACAACGGCAGATGAAGCACAGAAGTTGTTTTTGAAAGAGGTCGACACCGCTTACCGCATGGCATCAAGCGGTGCTGTATCATACACACAGGCTGTTAGAGATGCTGTTGACAGGATTGTAAAGCAAGGTGTCAAGGTTTCGTATCCGTCCGGTAGAGAAATGAGCATTGAATCAGCCACAATGATGACTGTCCGCACAGGGATAAGCCAGTGTGCCGGAGCGATCGCACTAAAACGAATGGAAGAATTGGAATGGGATACCATCTTAGTATCTGCACATGTAGGAGCACGAATTGGTGATGGCGGTAACAATCCAACGAACCACTTTGGGTGGCAAGGAAAATTCTATTCCCGGACAGGCAAAGACAAGAGATTCCCGGACTTCCGAACATCAACAGGCTACGGAACAGTGACAGGGTTGTGTGGCGTGAACTGCCGACATTCTTTCGGGTCCGGTGACGGTGAAAACAATCCGTATGCAGATATCAACCTGTCGAGTGAAGACAATATCAAAGCGGAAGAGCGTGCGAAAAAGCAACGGCTTATGGAAAGACGCATTCGCAACAGCAAGAGAGAGATTCAGAATTTGCAGACTGCTATAGATGCAAGCGGAGATGATAAGCTTAAATTCGAATTGCAACAGATGTATGATCGCAAGTCAGCGGTACTCAGACGGCAGAATAAGCAGTATCGTGATTACTGCAAAGAAAATGGTCTTAAAGAATATTCGGAACGGCTACGTGTAGCACAGTGGGATAGGTCACAAGCTGTGAGATCAGCAAAAGCAGCACAGAGATATCTTAATACGAAAGGTGATGTAAAATGAGTGGATTGACAAGAATGGCAAAAATGTGCAGAGCTTGTCCGTTTAAGGACAAGTGCAAGAATAAGCGGTTGGAGAAAGAAGCGTATCTTACACCTTTTACCTCACCGATTATTGAAGACATGGCATCACCTGTATTAAAGGCTCATGATTACAGGAATGTAAAGGTTGCAGAAAACACGACAGTCACTATTGATGTAGAGGAACTGAAAGAGAGAATGCGGAAAGAGATATACAGGAAAGCCGGAATCGGATTGAATTATGGAGCGTAACACATGGAACTAATAACACAGATACTTGCTATATGCGGTGCTATATCTGTTGTCGGCGGAGCTGTTGCGGTGCTTTCCGGGTGGTACAAATCATGGAAAGAACCAAAAGAAAAACAGGACAACCGTATAGAACAGATTGAAAAGCGAATAACGAACATCGAAACATCTATCACAGGGATTAATCAGAAACTTGATAACGATTATAAGAACATAAGGAATACGAGGGATGATATGAATCTATTAATGAGAAGTATGTTTAATTTGATCGAGAACAAAATCACAGGAAATAACATTGAGGGTTTAAAAAAAACTCGGGAAGAGCTTGTAAATGCTATGACGGACAAGAAACCAAAGGAATTATGAAAATATACTCTTTTACACGACCAGAACTTGACTATTTTGAGTTAGAATGCAACTTTACATCGGATGAATTGAAACTGTTCCGGCTCCGTGCTAAAGCTATGCCTTTAGAGGACTGCGCGGAAGAAATGAATGTGAGTGTGTCTACGGTCAAAAGATTGAGTAGAAGAGTAAATGATAAGATTGAAAGGGTGGTATAGGTATGTGGCTTGAAGATGTAAAACCTTGTAAAGCACACATCGAAGCAACTGGTCAAGAAGTATCGGGCGTACTTGGGTTTGGCGAAATAAATTTTAACGCTGGTTTGATTATTGACGAAAAAGGAAGAAAGAAATATAAGCATGGACATATAGAGTATATTCCTGTTTTTGAAACTGCTGAATTTGTAAAACCTTTTTATGATTTTTCGAATGTCCATACAGAAAAAATAGATTTCCAAGCATATTACGGATCAAGTGCTGGAACTAATATATTTCGCTTAGTTGGAGCAAAACCAATATCTGAAGAAGAGCACAACAAAATTACAGGTACAAATGGATGATTATATGATTGAAAGGGGGATAAAGATATGAACTTCGGAGAAGCCATAAAATGCATGAAAAAAGGAAAGAAAGTTACACGCAATGATAAGATTAGAGAGGTGATTCTATGATACCTAAGATTTTTAAAATAAGCGGATATCTCATAGACCCGACAGGAAGACTTGAACCACACCACATTAAGGCGAAAATGCTTTATGGCTGTGGATTTCCACTTGTAGGACAGCACATTCACGTACAGAAAGCAGAGATTAAGAAGCTGAATGAAAAGCATCCGCTTATGAGAGAGAACTGTGATTTGGCAGAATGCGAGAAGTATTTCAACAATGAACCGCCGATAGTGAGCAATAGAAAAGTTGAACCAGGACAGGTGTACAGGCACTTCAAGGGCAAGACAGTAAAAGTCCTGTATATTGCACAGGATAGCGAAATGCCGGGGCAGTTTAAGGTAGTCTATGAATGTTCTGGTGGCGTGTGGTGCAGACCTTATGGAATGTTTGTGAGTGAGGTAGACAGGAAGAAATACCCGGATGTGAAGCAGAAGTATAGATTTGAGTTAGTGGAGGAATAATCATGATTATTACAGGAATGGATCACTTTCAGAGTGTATGCAAAAAGAAACTTGTTGAATGGTATCAGAAGAATAGACCAGAGACACCTATTGATTTAAGCAATGTGTTTGTGGTATGGAGTTGTAAGACTTTGCAAAACTACAAGTGTCTTGCATCTACTACCGTCAGTGGTGACGGAATCTATGCCGAGTACACATACAACGGTGACAAACAGGCGCTGTATGAAGATGTGTATGGAAAGATTACAAACACCTGTCATACAGAAGAATAAGTGATACTTTTTAGAGACTTTAACGAACTGTTAAGGTCTCTTTTTTATGCGTAAAATGAAAGCATAGAGAACAACAAATACTAATTTACAGGAGGTATGAGTATGAATCCATATATGTCATATACACCGTATATGCCACAAGATGCTTATATGCAAGACCAGATGGCATTACGACAACGGATAGACAACTTATCACAAGCTCAACAGCAATACAAGGCACAGGCACAGCCGAACGTAAACTGGATACAGGTAGCCGGAATTGACGGGGCAAGAAATCAGATTGTACAGCCGGGAACAACGGCTTGGATGATGGATAACAATGCACCGTATTTCTATGTTAAATCTGTTGACGGTGTGGGAAGTGTTACGTTTAAAGCTTTTGAATTCCATGAGGTACAGGCGAACAATCCACAACCTGTAGTGGAAAATATGGACGCTAAGTACGTAACAAGAGAAGAATTCAACAAATTACTGGATACATTGAAACCTCAGCCGGAAGAACAGAAAGGGGATCTGACACATGAGTAATCCATTGATGGGAATGATGGGCGGTATGCCGGGTGGCAACGGTCCATTCGGAATGATTCAAAAAATGATGGGGATGGTGCAGAGTACACAGAACCCCGGAGCAATGTTACAGAATATGGCGCAGAGCAACCCGAACATCAAAAAGGCTATGGAGATGTGCCAAGGAAGAAACCCGAAAGATGTATTTATGGAGATGTGCCAGAAAAATGGCATGAATCCAAACGACATTATCAATAAAATAAAGTGATATCCAGACGGAGTGCACACGTCTTGATAAATAAAAGAAAAGGAGAACCAACATGAACGAGGGATTAAACACACTTAGTGCTGCCGATGTAGCAGCAGTCACAAGAAACAACGATGGAAACATGTGGGGTGACGGTGGATGGTTCTGGATTATCATTCTTGCTTTCCTGTTTTGCGGTAACGGATGGGGAAACAACAACGGAACACATGACGCTTTTGTTTCTGACGAATTCGTGAAAAGAGATATCTTTAACACAAATCAGAATGTGTCCAACACAGCTTGCGAGACACAGAGAGACGTATTAGAGAACCGCTATACCACACAGCTTGGCTTGCAGAACTTACAGGCACAGATGGCACAGTGTTGCTGTGACATTAAAGAAAGCATCTTAGCAGATGGACAGGCTACACGCCAGTTAATCCAGGATAACACGATTCAGAACTTGAGAGACAAGCTCGCTGATCGTGACAGAGATTTGCAGACAGCATACTGGCAGATTTCACAGGTTTCACAGACCAATAACATTATTGATGCGGTGAGACCGACACCAAAACCGGCTTATATGTCTTGCAGTCCATACTTTGCGTATAACGCATTTGGTAATGGTTGCTGTGCAAGTGGGAATGTGATGTAAGTGAACGATATATCACTACTCGACTTTCTAACAGTGTACGGAGTTGCTTTGCAGATAGCGAATTTTAACAGTGATTTATCACAGGCGAGTAATTCCGACATCGAAAAACACTTGCACGAACAAGACAGTAAGTACTTTTTGAAAATAATTGAAAACCAAAACAAAATCATAAGCATGTTGGAAGAATCCATATCTACGAAAAAGTAGTCTTGCGAACATCAAAGAGAGTAGGCATGCGCTTACTCTCTTTTTTAAGAAAGGAGAAAAAATATGTTAAATTCTATTGCTAAAAATGCTCAGACGGTAGCAACAAATCAGAATGTATTATTTACGGAAACAAGAGTGAAAAGCCGTAGATGTGCTTGTAACACAGGGTGGCTTGCACATGACAACGGCAGTGGACTTTTCGAAATCACAAACCGTGGAAATCTGCCGATGGCGGTCGAAGTTGAGTTTAACGGAAACGTTACGGCATCTGCAATAGGAGCGGTAGCGTTATCTATCAAACAGAACGGGGAATCGATTTCCGGTACAGAAATGGACTATACAGTAGCAACGGCAAATGTGTATCAGAATGTCGGTGCAGCTACATTGATTGCAGTTCCGGCCGGAAGTAGCGTCACTGTATCGGTTGGCAACATCGGCACAGTCGAAACATTGGTTAAGGATGCGAATATCATCATTAAAAAGCTCTCATAGAAAAGGGGTGAGTTTCTATGATTGATTTTAAAAGCAACCTAGATGTCAAAACTCCGAAAGAAATCTTTGCCGAAATCAACGAACGGTTTATCGGAGCTGTTATGATGCACGGACAGTTTGCAGACTACTTCGATTTCCTTGGCTTAAAAGGCTTTAAGCGGATGCATGAGTACCAGCACATTGCGGAAAGCTTGGAACGTAGGAAAGTGTGCCGATATTTTATAAGCCATCACAATCAGCTTATTGATGATGCATTTGATGGAAAAGTGAATGTTATCCCGGATGCGTGGAGAACGGCCAAACGGTTAAGCGTTGGGAAAAGCACAAAGCAGAAAGCCGTAGAAGATGGCTTTGTCGAGTATCACAATTGGGAATCCGAAACAAAGGAAGTGTACGAACAGTACGCACACACGCTAAGAGAAAACGGTCATGTGGCTGATGCTATGTTCGTGGAATGTTTAGTAGAGGATGTAAGCGAAGAATTAAAAACTGTAGAATGTATGATTAACGACTTCATATCTACCGGATATGACATGGTATACATCACAGAAATTCAATCGGAGATTCACGACAAATACAAAAAGAAAATGAAAGGAATCGAGGTGTAATAAATGAGCGAGATCAAAAAGATTTTGGAAGAACAGCTTGAACGTGAGAAAGCATCTGCAAGAAAAGACTTAAATATGTCTAACTTACAGGCAATGTACATGATTACATCTACATTGTGCAATATGAAATCTTTGGAATGTGAAAGCGTACCGGGGATGATTGCGGATGCATCGGAAAACCTTATCAAGAAGTACAGTAACGGAAAGTACGACAAAAACATTGATGCACTATATGACCAGTACATTATAGCGAAAGAGATGTATCAGCAGAACGGAGATCAAGCACACAGAGACAAACTGATGGAAAGTGTCGGGAAACTTATGGTAGAAGTGTACGACATGCTTTCATCTATGGTGATGGATTCAGATTTTGCGGAAGAACGGAAAGAGATTCAAAGGCAAATCAAGAAGCTTGCGGAAATGTAAAAGCATGGGTACGGAGTACTATATATATTAATGTTACGATATATACGGTGAATCACATAGGACATTTTCTTTTCTTACTTGATACACCTCCTTTCATTAAAGCCTAATAGCGGAATGCTGATTAAAGGGCGGTCAAACGCCCGTTAGGCTTTTCCTTAAGGTTGCGGACTTAGGGAACCGTCATTTTATGTTACCTCCTAAAAATATAAAATGATAAATTTTCATCCCGCAAAGGATAGTGCACAGTATGGTGCTTGGATTCATATCCGGCTATCCTTTTTCTGTATAGAGTTAGTTACGGAACAATATGCAGATTGACCGTCAAATAGCCGTAACAGTGGTTGGAACTGTATAGATGGAACACTTACACCAACCACTAACGGGATATAGTTCAATGGTAGAACAAAAGTCACAATCATCTCTTTTAAAAAAGACTTATGTCCACGGTTCGATTCCGTGTATCCCGATTACCCCGGCAGAGGTTCATCTGTCTGAATCCCTACCGCAGACGAAGCGGTTAATAAGAGACGTTGAGGAGGATATGCAACATGAAAAATATTATTCAGATTATCAAGGATGCTGGTCTTGAAATTACAGATGAGCAGAAAAAGACAATCGAAGATGCAGTGAAAGAGAATTACAAAAGCGTATCTGACTATGAAAAGCAGACACGAAAAGTAGAAACTCTGACACAGGAACGTGACAACTTTAAAACACAGTATGAAACAGCGAAAGAGACTTTGGACGGGTTCGAGGGAAAAGACTTCGATGCGATCACAAGAGAACGTGATGAGTGGAAGACAAAAGCCGAGAACGCAGAAAAAGAATGGAAAGACAAGCTTGATGCCAGTGAAAAAGAGTACAACCAGAAGATTGAAGAAAGAGACTTCAATGATGTTCTGACAAAGGCTCTTGCGGGCGAGAAATTCAGTTCTGATTTTGCCAAGACAGGCATTATCAACATGATTAAGGATAAAGGCCTGAAACGTGAGGGCGAAAAGATTCTTGGTCTTGATGATTACATGAAAGAGCTGAAAGAATCTCAGAAAGATGCTTTCGTGACGGATGGTAAGACACCACCGGTATTTACGACACCTACAGAAAAAGGTGGAAGTGAACAGAAAGCAGAGCCGTTTGTTCCTGGAACTGTTTGGTAAAACCATACTGTGAACCGGCTATCGATAGGAGATAGTCGTTGACCTTAAAGAATTAAAGGAGAACAAAAATGGCAGAAACAACAAGAATTACATCGCTAAACATGTTACTTGACCCAACCGGAAAAATGCTTCTTGCAGAAGAGTACGGAAAGGTCATTGAAAATGTCCAGAAGAACACTATTTCTGGAAAAATGAAGAATACCGAACTTTCCGGTGATCCGTCAGCCGGAACAGTAGAAGCAAAAAGATTCGCAAATGCGACATCTAAGAATTACGGAACTGCCAGAGGTGCAGCTAAAGGTGATGGAGTAAAAGGAAAGCCGGTTACGATTCCAATTGATGTAGATAAGGAAATCGTAGAAGAGGTTGAACAGAAAGATGTATCTCTTCTCGGAGTAGAGGGACTTATTGCAAAAAGAACAGCAAACCATGCGCTTAGAATGATCGCAGAACTCGACACAGAGTTCTTCAAGGTTGCCGGAACAGATGCGACAGGGGTTGATCTGACAGGTATTACAGCTATTGAGGAACAGGCTGAAACCATGATTCAGCAGTGCGAAACTACCAAGAATGAATATGTGGACGGAGTACCACGTTCTATGATGAACATGATCTGTACACCGAAATTCTATGGAAAAATCCGCACATATCTGGACAAAGTTACAGTGCCGGGCGTTGGCGTAGCTGATGAAGAATTTTACGCTTATCATGGTGTAAAAACATTCTCATGCGTGCACATGCCGACAGACGTTGATGTGATCGTGATGGTGGATGGAGCTATCGCACAGCCTGTTAAATCCACACCATACAGTGCTGAGAAGATTCCTCTTTCAGAAGCATATGGCATTGAACTCTTTTACCATTACGGAACAAAATCTGTAATGCCAGACCTTATCTTCAAGAACAAGAAAGGTGAGTAAGCATGAGACGGTTTGAAGACTTGGAAACAGGAAGAATCTTATCAACCGAGCATAAAACGAGTGCTCAGTTGATGGAAAACAATCCACAAAAATATAAAGAAATTTCAGTTGAAAAAACTAAAGCCAGATCAAATTCTAGTAAACAGGAAAATTAGGTGAAACACTATGGCGTACACAGATTATAAGTTTTATACAAAAAAATTTTTTGGAAAAACAATTCCAGAAAGTGAATTTCGTGAATATGCAGAGCGAGCCAGTGACTGCGTAGATAGCTACACGATGGATCGTCTTGTCGATGGACTTCCAGAAAATGAGCGAGCAGAAACAAAAGTTCAAAAAGCTGTATGTGCAGTAGCTGATGAAATGTACAAGATAGAACAAGCTAAAAAAGCTTCTATGGATGCCATAGGAACCATACAGAGAGAAGATGGGACGGTCGTAAACAAGGCCGTCTCTTCTGTTTCTTCGGGGAACGAAAGCATATCTTACGCTAATGGGAATAGTCAGAACAATCGGTATACCGTAGCAGCTACCAATGTGCAAGAAGAGAAAAGAATACTTCTTGAAGCAGCAGTCAGCTATCTTTTTAACGTTACCGATGATAACGGAGTGTACTTGCTATATAGAGGGATTTGAACAATGAAAATCATTAAAAAATTATTTTGCAAACACAAAAAGAAAATCCATGCCGGAACGTATCTGGAAGATATCGGAAACGGGATAAAAGGAACAAGACACATATGGAAGTGTGAAAAATGCGGTAAGAAGTTTTATTAATGAGAGGTGATACCAATGTATGGCAAAACCATAACTGTATTTAACAAATATGTGAATCAAAAGGATGAAATATTTTGGTATCCGACCGTAATTAAAGGTGTTCAACTCATTGTTGATAAATCCGCAAACATCGAAAAAACAGGACTTGATACGGCTGACACGGCAACGCTCCATGTTCTTTATCGCATGACATCCGATGAAAAAGTAGTATCTGGCAAAAAGTATCTTGAGCCTAAAAAATGGTCGAAACAAATTAACGATACGCTTGGACATACCGTCACATTTGCAAGCGGTGACTTTTTCATTGAGGGCGAACATGATGAAAAGATGATAGTAGACGAAGACTATCAGAGCCGGAGAGACGGTGGCTTTTATGATTATATGAACAAAAATCACGACAATGTATTCTTAATCACCAATGTCGGAACATACACACTTATCCCACATTTTGAGATAGGGGGAAAGTAAATGGCACGTAGCAGAATGTTTCACTTCCCGAATATTTCGATAGTTGAAGCTGACATCAAAGTGAATGTGAATCTTGACCGATTCGAAAAGCAATTCCAAGATGCGCAACTTTGGTTAGATGAACAGGTATGGACAGGCACAAAAAAGTATATTCCACAAAGAGACGGGATTCTGATTAATACAACCAATACGCAGAACGAATCCCTGAAAGGTAGTGGAAAGGTTTATGCCGGATATGGTCCTTACGCAAGATTTTTGTACATGGGAAAAGTTATGGTGGATCCGGAAACTGGTTCGCCGTGGGCAAGGCCAAAAGCAAAAAAAGTCGTGACAGACCGTGATATCCAGTTTTCGAAAGAGCCAAACCCTTTTGCGACAGATCACTGGTTTGATTCTGCCAAAGATGAATTTGGTGATACATGGGTAAAAGGAGTGAAGAAACGTGCAGGCGGTGGATAGTAAAAAAACAGTGAAATACGATGTTGACGGATACGACATTGTAACAAATGCACTTAAAGATTTGCTGAATCAGTATCCAGGACTGGAAACCGGAGAAGTGTTTAAATTCTCTACTCTGAAAGAAGATGATGGAATAGCATTTTATCCGGTATCCGGTGCGGTGATTGCACAGGAGAAAAAATCGGTAACAGGCAAGGTGAATCAACTTTGCAACTACCCATTCTATATCGTGTACAGGACATCCCGTGATTCTCCGAATATGAAAGCGGATATCAAGGAATTTCTTGATAGTGTAGGTAAATGGCTGGAACGACAAACAGTCGTGATTGATGGTGGAAAGTATAGGCTTACATCTTACCCAACACTTACAGAAGAACGAAAAATAGAAGAGATTACAAGAATCACACCATCATACCTTGACAAAACTTACGAAAACAATGTGCAAGACTGGGTGATTAGTATGTCTCTCAAATACAGAAATGTATTCATAAGAACTAATTAACCGGACATCAATTGGAGATGTTCGCTGACCGTAAAAAGTTAACGGTAGAAAGGATTTTAATATGGGAAATCTTAGTAGAGAAGCACTCGCACATTATCTGGACTATAGTTTCAAACAGACAGCAGCAAGTGCTACGTGGGAAATCCTTGGTGATGACATTGACGATATGTCGGTCGATCTGAACCCGGATACAGAGACGAAGAAGAACATTCTTGGTCAGACAAAAACCACAGATAATGGATATGAACCGTCTATGGATGCAGATACATACTATGCAAACCCGGACAAAAAGCTGTATCCGAAAATTAGGGATATTGCAATGAAACGATTGAAAGGAGCAGATTGCAAAACACTTATGTTGGAAGTCCTTGTGGAAGATACAAGTGCAGAAAACCACCTTGCATATGTCGAAGAGGTTATGGTAAAACCTCAGTCTTATGGTGGTGATACATCTGGTGTAAACATTCCGTTCAAGGTGTCTTCCGATGGAAAGAGGACAGAGGGGTATGTAAGTGCCACTTCGCTCGCTTCTGGAAACCCAGAATTTACAGCCGGAGCAATTCCACATAGTCTTTCTACAGGAAAAGAAGTACTGTAACGCTTTATTAATAGGAGGAATAATATGAGCAACAAGTTACCAAAAAAAAGAAACAACAATCAACTTTGTATCTCGGTTGATTCTGGAAAGATTGAAGTACCAATCATAGACAAACACACACACGAAAAACTTGGGCAGTTGGTATTTGCACCAAATGACACAAACATCGTTGAAAGATATGAAGAGGTTGTATCTTTTTGGAAGAATTACAAGATGCCTGAAGAAGACAGCTTAGAAGCTGTAAAGAAAGCAGAAAAAGAAATTTCAGATCAGCTTTCGTATTTGATTAATGCGGATGCGGAAAAAGCTTTCTTTTCTATTCTTGGTCCTTTTTCTCCTATGGATGACGGGAAAATCTTTATGGAACAGGTGCTTGATGGTGTAGCACAGGTTATTGAGAAAACTTTGAATACCAACGTAACAAAGGTACAGCGCCGTGTAAATAAGTATGTGGCCAAGTACCACAACTAATGGATGTCTGGAAACTTCCGAAATCCGTTAACGTAAACGGCAAAGAATATCGAATACGCTCAGATTACAGAGCCGTGTTAGATATTCTTTGTGCTATTAATGATCCCGATATAGTAGCCGGAATGTCAGAGGAAGAAAAAAACTTGGAGATATACACAACGATTCTGGCTATATTCTACGAAGACTTTGATAATCTTCCAACGGAAGACTGGGAAGAAGCTTTAAAGACAGCGAAAGAGTTTATCGACTGCGGATTTAAGGGAGATAAGAAAAAACCGCAACTTATGGATTGGAAAAAAGATGCAAAGATTCTGATTCCGGCCATTAATAAAGTAGCGCATGAGGATATTCGTGAGAAAGAGTACTTACATTGGTGGACATTCATGGGGCTATTTATGGAGATCGGAGAATCTCTATTCAGTACTATCACTAACATTCGTGAAAAAGTCTCGAAAGGGAAGAAATTGGATAGTTGGGAAAAAGAATTCTATTCTAGCAACAAAGAACTTGTTGACCTTAAAGCGACACCAGAGCGAAGCGAAGAAGAAAAAGAAGAATTAAGAAGAGTATTCGGGCTCGCAAATAATTAACCGGGTATCATGTGGAGATACCCGCTGACCGCAAATATTTAGCGGTAGAAAGGACAATACATGACAGAAGATGGAAGTATTGTTATCAACACAAAAATAAGAACTGATGGTGTAAAGGCTGGCACACAAGAAATTGAAGCCGGATTGCGAAGAGCAGCAAACAGGGTGGATAATTTAGGGACGTCTGCAAAAAACGCCATCAACAAGCAGATAGATGCTTTTGCAAAACTGAATAACGAATACATCGCACAAGAGCAAAAGGTAGAATCGTTACGCCAAAAGGTAGAATCCTATGCAAATCAGCGCATCCCAACCGCAGAATACAAGAAAATACAGGACGAGATAGAAACGACTACGGCAAAAATGAATCAACTCATAAAGGCTCAAGAGTGGTTTGTTTCTAATGGTGGAGATATCAATTCTAATATATATAGAGATCAGCAACGTACTGTGGATGAGTGGTCAAATTCGATCGAAAACGCTAAAAATAAATTGGCTGATTTAGAAAAAAGTGGCAAAGCGTTTAAAGAAATTAAGAGTGCAGAAGCTCCGCAAGCCGAAGTTGAAAAACTTGCTGTTGCGGAAAGAAGACTTGCTGATATGCAGAACCGATTAAACACATCGTATTCTGGCATTAAAAGCAAACTGGCAAGTTATGGTACTGGTTTGGTTTCCTTGAAAGAAAAACTATTTGGAGTAAACAGTGCTAATAGCAAAACTGCAAATTCCAATTCAAAACTGAGTAGGTCATTTAAAGACGCTAGTAAATCAGCCGGATCAGCAAGAATGAGTATCGGAAGAATGCTTACGATGTCTGTGTTGTTTAGCAGTGTTTTTCGAATTCTTAGTGCTCTTACACAAGGAATAATAGGTGGATTCAATAATCTCGCTCAATATTCCAAAACCACAAACGCAAATATATCTACTTTGTGGGGGAGCCTTATCAGATTGCAAAATGCATTTGCTACAGCTTTCAGTCCGATTCTGGAAGTTGTGACACCGATACTGTCACGATTCATTGACCTTATCAGCACAGCCATAACTTATGTAGGGATGTTTTTCGAGTATCTTGCCGGGAATAAAACATACACAAAGGCACTGGCAGTACAAAAAAATTATGCTGCCAGTCTGGACAAGACCGCCAAGTCTACGAAGAAAGCCACAAAAGCAGCGAAAGACTACCTGTCACCGCTCGATGAAATTAATCGGTACACAACAAATAAGGATACCGACACAACACCGTCTGGATCCGATGTAAACGGAACACCGATCAGCAAAATGTTTGAAGAAGTTCCAATAGATGCACCGCCGATTTTCGAAAAAATCAAGGATGTACTGGGGCAGATATTCCAACCATTTAAAGAAGCGTGGGAACGTGAGGGAAAGAACACGATTGATGCTGCTAAGTATGCATTATCGGAACTTGGAGCACTGGCAAAGAGTGTCGGCAGTAGTATGTTGGAAGTCTGGACGAATGGTACAGGCACACAGATACTGTCTACCATGTTACAGATCGCACAGGGACTGCTTACAACGGTCGGGAATATCGCAAGGCAATTAGATATAGCTTGGAATAAAAACGCCGTAGGAACGGCCATTATACAGGCTATAGCAGATGCTTTCCAAAAGGTACTTGATATCATCAATCGTCTTGTGTGGGATACGGCTCAGTGGGCGGGATCTTTGGACTTTTACCCGTTGCTTAATTCGATTAAGAATCTGTTTGAATCTATGTCACCACTGATAGAAGCTATTGGAAGTTTCTTAGAAAGATTGTATACAAACATTATATTACCGATGCTTACATGGCTGATAGAGAGCGGTCTTCCGTTCCTTATTAATCTACTTGCGGATTTGTTTGATTTTCTCGGAGAGCATCAATGGATTATAGATGCCATTGGAGCTGCACTGCTTGGAGCCTTTGTATCATCGAAGATATCACCTCTTGTACTTGGAATAAAAGATGCCATTACAAGTCTTATAGGCGTATTCACTGGTGCCGGGGGATTATCTGGAGCAATTTCTATGATCGTTGCGGCTTTCGATAGATTTGCAGTTGCTTCAAATGTAATACCTATTGCCATTGCGTTAGCTGTTGCAGCTATTGTATTAATAAT